ATCCTAAACCTACTAATGCAGATCCACAAGCTTTAACAAGAGCAAGACCTGCAAGAACAGAATTTCCAACAGAAGATTTTTTACCTGAAAATCCTTTTATAACCGCAGCCAGTACAGTTTTAAAAATCAATTTTCCTAATGGAGATCTACAGGTAGATGATTTTGTTAGATTAAGAAATGTTAAAGAGCCTGTAGGAGGTGTAGCTATTTCAACTCTACAAATGTCCACTACTTTAAATGGAGCAATAACAGATTCTGCTACAACTATTGATCTTACTGATGGGTCGGAGTTTCCAACAACAGGTTTTATAGTTATTGAAAAAGTATTGACAGCAAGTGATACAACAGACCCTCTTCTTGTAGGTACTTTTCAAAATGAAGTTATTGAATATACGGGTCGATCTAGCAATCAATTAACTGGTTGCACTAGGGGGACAAGTGCACCTTATAGAGGAACCTCACCAGAAAAAACAATTGCAGGTTCCCATGTTAATGGAGCCAAAGTTTTTGGAAGTTATAAAGTTGTTTCTTTAAATGAAACATCAGTTCCAAGTACAGGTCAACCATCTACGACTACACAATTTGATGGTGTTAATGTTGCATTAACTAACTCTGCATCTAGCACAGAAACAGGGGGTGGTTTTCAATGTACAATTGGACCCATTAATGATAGAGGTTAATTATGGCTGGAGTTTCTAAATACACATACACAACATTAAAACAAGCTATTTTAGATTACACTGAAGTAGAGGACACTGTTTTTACAACCACTATTTTAGATGGTTTTATTATGTCTGCAGAGTTTAGAATTAATCAAGATCTTCCTACGGACTCTGATAGGTTTGTTAAAGAGGGTAGTTTAGCTGCTAACGATAATACAATCAACGCTCCTGCTGGAACTTTATTTGTTAGAGGAGTTGAAGTATTTAACTCTACTGCTAACACGGAAGGTAATGGAAGTTGGTTAGAGAAAAAAGATCAAAGTTATTTATCGGAACTTACTGATAGAAAATTTGGACCTTCTGGTCAAATACAAGCACCTACAGATACAACTAATTCTGTAACAGGTTTTCCTAAATATTATGCTATGTTTGGTGGCGCTACTAATACTACAGATACTACTTCTGGAGGTATGTATCTTGCTCCAACACCTGATGCTAACTATAAATTCAGAATATATTATAACAAAATGCCTACTGGTTTAGGGTCTGGGACTACTGGTAGTGCTGAAACATATTTAAGCACATATTTTCCACAAGGACTACTATATGCTTGTTTAGTAGAAGCTTTTGCTTTTTTAAAAGGTCCAATGGAGATGTTGACACTATATGAAAATAAGTATAAAAGTTCTATACAACAGTTTGCAGGGATGCAACTTGGAAGACGAAGAAGAGACGATTACACTGACGGAACCGTTAGAATACCTGTCAAATCACCGTCTCCATAAATTGAGGAGAAAAAATTATGGCAATAACATCGGCAATATGTAATAGTTTCAAAACAGAAGTTTTACAAGCGCTACATAACTTTACAGCATCATCTGGAAACAGTTTTAAATTAGCTCTATACACAAGTTCAGCTACATTAAATAAATCAACAACTGCTTACAGTTCAACAAACGAAATATCTAACACATCAGGATCTGCTTACACAGCAGGAGGAAAAGCACTTACAAGTGTAACTCCAGCTTTATCTACAGACACAGCTTGTTGTGATTTTGCAGATATTAGTTTTACTTCTGCTTCATTTACAGCTAATGGTTGTTTAATTTATAATGATACAAACTCCGATAGAGCAGTTTGTGCGGTTGCATTTGGATCAGACAAAACAGTTTCTAATGGAACTTTTACAATTCAATTTCCAGCAGCAGACGCAAGTAACGCTATAGTTCGAATAGCATAGGGGTAAATCCTTATGTCCAATACTTGGAACCAAGCCGGCACTACCTGGGGTTCAAATCAATGGGGCGAACAAGGTCCTACTATAGTTACATTAACAGGTCAAAGTGCTACCTCAAGTGTAGGTTCTATAACTCCAAGATCAGATCTTTCATTAACTTTAACCGGACAGTCAGCAACATCTAGTGTAGGTTCAGTTGTAGTTGAAAGAGCTTTTGTTTTAACAGCACCATCAGCCGTAACTTCATCAGTTGGTGAAATATCTCCTGCAGATGTAATGGGTTTAACAGGAGTATCAGCAACTTCTAGTGTTGGATCTATATCTCCTGCAGATGTAATGGGATTAACAGGGGTCTCGTCAACAGCAAGTGTTGGTGATCTTACAATTAATAGTTCTCAAATACAAATACCACAAGGTTCTCAAGCAGACGTTTCTGTAGGTTCAATATCTCCTGCAGATGTAATGGGTTTAACAGGAGTATCAGCAACAGCAGGTGTAGGTTCTATATCTCCTGCTGATGTAATGGGATTAACTGGTCAATCAGCAACAGCAAGTGTCGGTGAATTAAATCCTGCAGATGTAATGGGGTTAACAGGTGTTTCAGCAACATCTAGTGTTGGTTCTTTAGTTACAGAAGTAGCTTATACCTTAACAGCACCTAGTGCTTTAACTTCTTCAACAGGCTCAATAAATCCTGCAGATGTAATGGGTTTAACAGGAGTTCAAGCTGATATTTCTGTTGGAAACGTGTCACCTTTATCATATCAAGATGTTGATATTGGAGGCAATACAAGTTATAGTGCAATCAATAAAACAGATAGCGCAAGTTATTCTGATGTTGACGTAACAACAAATACGTCTTATACAGATGTAACTCACGCAGCTTAGGAGAAAAATTTATGGCATCAACTTACACACCTCTTGGCGTAGAACTAATGGCTACCGGCGAAAATGCTGGAACTTGGGGTACAAAGACTAATACAAACTTACAAATATTTGAACAAATTTCTGGTGGTTACTTAGAAGTAGCTATTGGAGGTGGTGCAGGAACTACAACTTTAACAGAAAGCGATGGTGCTACAGGTTCTGCTGTTGCTACAAGAATTTTAAATTTTACAGGAACAATTACTGGAAACAGAGTTGTAACTATGCCGGTTGGTGTAGAAAATTTTTACATAATTAAAAACTCAACTTCAGGGGCATACACTGTACAATTAAAAGCTGCTACTGGTTCAGGTGCAACAGTTACTTGGGCAACCACTGAAAAAGGATGGAAGTATGTTTATTTTGATGGTGTTGCAACAAACACAGGTGTTCATGATTTTGCAGACGGTTTAATTACTGGAGACCTAACAGTTCAGGGCACAATAAAATTAGATGGTAATTATCCTACAGGAACAGGTAATGTTGCTTTAGGAGATACAGCTTTAGATGATGGTTCTTTATCTGGAGGAGGTAATACAGCTATTGGTGCAAGTGTTTTATCTGCTAATACATCTGGTAATGTAAATACAGGAGTTGGATGTGCTGCTTTATTATCAAATACCACAGCATCTAATAATACAGGAGTAGGTGCTAAGGCTTTAACTGCTAACACAACAGGTTGTAGAAATACTGCTATTGGTTCTTGTGCCTTATTAGCAAACACAACAGGTAAAGAAAATGTATCTGTCAGCTATCTTGGAATGTGTTCTAATACAGAGGGTGGATGTAATGTTGGTATTGGTGCTGCTTTAGGTTCAAATACAACAGGTGGAAATAATGTCGGTATAGGTTTTATTGCTCTATCAAATAATTTAACAGCATCAAGTAATGTAGCAGTTGGAAAAAGTGCTTTGCAAGAAAACACAACAGGTACTCCTAACGTAGCAGTTGGTACTAATGCATTAACAGCAAACACAACAGCTGGTAATAACGTAGCTGTTGGAAATCAAGCTTTATGTAAAAATACAACAGGCTCAACTAACTCTGCTTTTGGTGGTAATTCATTATTTACTAATACCACTGGAACAGGAAACACAGCAGTGGGTTATGATGCTTTAAATGCTAACACTACAGCTTCAAGCAATACAGCTATGGGATTAAATGCCCTGCGTGTTAACACGACAGGAGCATCAAATGTAGCAGTGGGTAAAAATGCTGCTGACGCAAATACCACTGGAGGAAACAATATCGCTATCGGAGATGGGGCATTAAGTGCAAATGAAACAAGTGGATCTAATTTAGCAATCGGAACTTCGTCTTTATTGGCAACTACGTCTGGAGATAATGTAGCAATAGGACAACAAGCGGGTACAACAAATACAACTGGTTATCATTTAACTGCCGTTGGTCCTTATGCTTTATTTGGAAACACATCGGCACAAGGTAATACAGCAGTTGGTCATAGTGCCTTAAGAACAGCAACGACAGGGGCATCAAATACTGGAATTGGAAAACACGCTTTATGTAAATTAACTACGGGAGCAAATAATGCGGCAGTAGGATATGCTGCATTGTGTACAGCTACAACTTCATATGATTCAGTTGCACTTGGTGTAGAAGCATTAACATTAACAACCACAGGACATACTAATACTGCACTTGGTAGACAAGCAATGTGTAAAAACACAGAGGGAAATAATAACACAGCTGCGGGTGCTTTTGCTTTGTGTGCTAACACTACAGGTAGTTCTAATACTGCATTCGGTCAACAAGCTTTAAAAAGTAATACTACAGCTTCAAGCAATACATCAGTTGGAAGTAACTCAATGTCTTGTAATACAACAGGAACAGGTAATGTTGCAGTAGGTAGATATGCTTTAGGTGAAAATACATCAGCAGATAATAACACAGCAGTTGGTTTTTGTGCTCTATATCCTAACACAACAGGAACAAGAAATACAGCTGTAGGTGCTCTTTCTTTAGATGCTAATACAGATGGTAGTGACAATACGGGTGTTGGTCGTACTTCATTATCAAGTAATACATCAGGAAATGATAATGCTGCTTTGGGAGTAGGTGCTTTACAGAGTAATACTACTGGTCTTTGTAATACAGCAGTTGGAACTCAAGCTATGATCAGTAATTTAACTGGAGATGGTAATGTTGCTGTAGGTTATAAAGCATTATATACAAATACAGGTTCAACACCAGATTTTAACGTAGCAGTTGGAAGACAATCACTTTGTAAAAATACAACAGGTTGCAGGAATGTTGGTGTAGGATTAAATACAAGTTTCTCTAACACCACAGGATATTGTAATGTTTCTATTGGAGAAAATGCTGGGTATTCAATTACATCAGGATTTAAAAATGTTCTTGTGGGTCCAGAAGCTGGTTGTCAATTAACTACTACAGAAGGTAATACTTTTATTGGTAGATTTGCTGGTGCTAATGCAGTTAGTGGAAATAATAATACTACTCTTGGAATTAACTCTGGTGTAGATGCAGTAAAAGAAATCACAGGAAGTGATGCTGGTAATATTGTACTTGGTAATAATGGTAGCACTAATGCTTTTATAAAAATAGCATTTACAGTTACTTCTGATTTAAGAGACAAAACAAATTTTGATAAAGTTACACATGGTTTAGATTTTATTAATCAATTAGATCCTGTTTCATTTCAATTTAAAAAATCAAGAGAAGATCCAACACCTACAGGAGACGTAAGATATGGTTTTAAAGCACAAGATATTCTTGCTCTTGAGGGAGATAATCCTGTTATAATAGACAATCACGACCCTGAAAATTTAAAATACAGAGGTGAACATTTAGTTCCTGTATTAGTTAATGCAATAAAAGAATTGACAAAAAGAATAAAAGAATTAGAAGATAAATAATAAACGAAAGGAATACAAATGCTTAATACGTACGTCGTAGAGGGTGGTGTCGGTAAATGTACCGCGTTCACTGCTTTACTACCTAAACTAAGAAAAAAATCGGAAGTGCAAATCTATACTCCGTACATCGATTGCTTTGCAGGTAATCCAGATGTTAAACTTGCATTAGAGCAAACAATACCATTACAAGATCCAAGGATTATGGCGTCTGATAATATATTTTATTGTGAGCCATACAAATCAAATTTTCAATTTGGTAAACAACATATTATTGAAAGTTACTGTGAACATCACGGTGTAGATTTTAATAGATCTATGACAGGTAAACTTTATACAGATAACCACAAGGCGTCTGTTACTAAATGGTTAGCTGATAATGAGATTGGTAAGTATATAATGATTCAGTTTTCAGGTGGCCAACCTAAATGGAATTATGGAGATAACGTTCAATATACAAATATTAATCCAAATAGAAACTATCAACCCTACCTTGCTCAACAAGTAGTCAATATGTTACTTGAAGAGTATAAAGATACAACCATTATTAATTGTGTTTTACCTAACGAACCACACTATCAAGGTACGATTAGATGTGATTTACACTGGGCCCAGATTCATGAAATGTTAAAAGGTGCTGAAGGGTTTGTTAGTATTGACAGTTGTTTACAGCACTTTTCACCATCAGCTAAAGCTTTTGGTGTTGTTATTTGGGGCAGTACGAGGTGGACTCAGTTTGGTTACTCTCATAATAAAAACTTACATTTTCATATGAAAGATAAATGGGATGAGGCTAAATTTAATGATAGTGACCCTAGAAATAATATGATAGAACCACAAATAATTATTGATAATTTTAGGAAACTTGATAGAACTAAAACCGTTGCTTGCGCAACAATATAAGGAGAAAAATTATGTCAGATGAAGTAAAAACAGCAGAGGAAATCGCACAAGATTACACAGCTATGGGTCATTCTGTAGAATTAATTAATGGTATTATTGATGGTTCTAAAATGGTTGATAACGAGTCAACTGAAAAACAAGATACAGTTGACAGAAATGTTGAGCATTTAGAACTTATGGTTGCTAAAGATTACTGGACAGATGAAGACATGACTGAGGTTAATGCAGCTATCGATTCTGGTAAAGCATATACTGCTTAATAGTTTAATTTTTACCCATAACACATGTTGATATAACTAGTATTCTAGTATATTTTAAACTAGGGATTAATTTATGCTACAGAAACTAGGATTTGCACCAGGATTTAATAAACAAGTTACAGAGACCGGGGCTGAAGGTCAATGGTTTGATGGAGATAATGTACGTTTTAGATACGGTACTCCTGAAAAAATTGGTGGCTGGGATCAACTAGGTGGTGATAAATTAACAGGTGCCGCAAGAGCAATTCATAATTGGGATGATAATGTTGGTATAAAATATTCTGCAATTGGCACTAATAGAATTCTTTATGTTTTTTCTGAAGGATCGTATTACGATATTCATCCTATAGAAAAAACTGTTTCAGGCGCAACATTTACAAGTACATCAAGTTCAAACGTTGTAACAGTAACAGTCTCTACGTCTGTGCCGTTAGACGATGATGACATCGTAATGTTTGAAAATGTTACAGGACTATCTGGTTCTACTTTTACCAACGCAACATTTGAAGGTAAAAAGTTTATGGTAACTTCTGTTCCAAACAATACAACTTTTACTATAACAATGGCAACTACAGAATCAGGCACACCTTTATCAGGTGCAGGGTCTGCTGATGCATTATATTATTATAGTGTTGGACCTGCTAAACAACAATCTGGTTTTGGTTGGGGTACAGGTTTATTCGGTGGTGTAGTTAATGGTGTTGCAACAACAACTCTTGCAACTGCTTTAACAAATACAACTGGAACCACTGTTGTCTTAACAAGTTCTGCAGCTTTTCCTTCTTCGGGTACAATACAAATAGGTACAGAATTTATTACATACACAGCAAATAATACGGCAACAGGGACCTTAACTGGTGGTGCCAGAGGTGCTAATGGTAGTACAGCTGCAACCCATAGTGCTGGTGCTGCTGTTACCAATGTTACAAATTACAATGGATGGGGACAAGCTTCATCTACTACACAGTTTACATTAAATCCTGGTTTATGGGTTTTAGATAATTATGGTACAAAATTAATTGCACTTATTTATAATAGAGAATGTTTTGAATGGGATGCTGCAGCTCCAAATGCAGTAGCTAATAGAGCAACTATTATTACCGGTGCACCAACTGCATCGCGTCATGTACTGGTATCAACCCCAGATCGACATTTGGTTTTCTTTGGAACAGAAACTGAAATAGGAGATAAGACTACACAAGATGACATGTTTATAAGATTCTCTGATCAAGAAAATATTAATAACTATACCATTACAGCTAACAATACTGCAGGTTCACAAAGACTTGCTGCGGGTTCTAAAATCATGTCTGCAATTAAAGGTAGAGATGCCATATATATTTGGACAGATACCTCACTATTTTTAATGCAATTTGTTGGATCACCTTTTACTTTTGCATTTGCACAAGCAGGTACTAAC